AGACAATGCTGATGATGTCAGGGTCAAGATTATTCAGCCCCCCAGTGCTGAGGGCGAGTCTGACAGTCGATACCTTCTTAATGGCGATGCAACCGATCTCACTGGGGTCACGAGAATAGTTGCGGATAGCAATAAGTATTTGAGCATCCAGTCCGCTCCTAACAACACACAGGGCTTCTTTGTGCTTAGGAATAGCGGCGGGCATAACATCATGCACGTTAGTGATAGCGGGCGGATATTGCTTAAAGCAGGCCATGTGGCTAAGGAAATAGATGAGGTTACCACCAAGAGGTATGTCGACTCCAAGGTAGGCAGAGCCACACCCACAATAGGAAGGAGGTTCGTTTTCAACCGCGACGCTGGTGAGGCTATCTACCCCGGATGGTTCGGGTACGACGGCGACAGATTTCACTTTTGCAAAATGGATATGGACTCGCAGATTCTCGTAATGAACGGCCCCGACTTCTCGTGGAGTTCGAATATCAAATTTACTATTCGCGACGCGGAAACCGGAGAGTTTGTAGTCATGGGAGAGGCTCACCCAAGGACAGATTGGAACTACGCGGTTTTTAAGCTCAGGGTGCCACAGAGCGTTCAGACTGATGGCTCCGGAATAAGATATGGCGGCATTTCAGACCTAGTACACGAGAAGCATTACAACATCGTTGTTGAGGGGTACTTTTAGATGTTCGCAGAGGAGGGAGGAAGGGGTAATGTCGATGATCTCAAAGCAACAGTTCAACGAGCTGGTTGAAAACACGACTCGCTACTTACAGGAGCATAACTTGCGACTGAGCAAGCTAGAGCGCCAGATAGAAGAGATGAATGAGCGACTGACTCACATGGAAAACCGCCGCAAACCGGGGCCGAAGCCCAAGGTAGAGGCGGCATGATTACAGAGAAAGAGGAGGAGCAAGCGCGCGAGCTATTCATGCTTCCGGGCTGGGCTACGTTGATGGATGAGCTAGAGGAGCAGGCTGACCTGTGCAATCTAGATGCTTGCAACAACATTGAAGACTTATTTTTCAACAAGGGCAGGCTGGCTGTTATCAGAATGCTCCTTAATTACGAGGCTTATGTCACTCGTTTAGGCGATGAGCAGGACTATGAGCTTCAATAATTTGTGTCATCCGGGCACAAGTCAGGGGATAACCGTTTGGCCCCCTGTTTATCAATCCGACAACCCTTAAGGGCCGGAGTTTACTAATGGCAGAGATATTGGACGACATCAAAGAACCCGAACTTCAGTTAGAAGAGGGAGAATCTATCGGAAATATCGAGGAGGATAACCATGCGGCCCCCCCAGATATGGCTACAGAGGGCCAAGTTGCGCCTGAAGCTAGCAATATACCCGTAGACCCTAAGCCTGAAGATGAGTTGCCCGAGAAGTTTCGGGGCAAGAGTGCGGCAGAGATAGCGCAGAGCTACACAGACCTTGAGCGTCGTATGAGCGACCAAGGTAATGAGCTGTCAAATCTCAGAAGCACACTTGATGCGATGGCGTTGCAGTCATCTACAGCCAAAGAACCGGAACAAGAGCCTATTACGGAGGCTGATTTCTTCTCTGACCCCACCAGTACGGTGAACAGAGCGATTGAAAGCCACCCAGCTCTACGCCAAGCACAGGAAATGGCCCAGAAAATGGCCTATGCCCAAGGCTTGGCAACCCTTCAACAGCGTCACCCTGACCTACAAGATGTTGTGGGCAGTGAGAAGTTCAAGGAATGGATTAAGGGCTCTTCAGCGCGCTTAGCCCGTTACCAACGAGCGGACCAGATGGGTGATGTGGAGGAGGCTGATGACCTGATTTCAACCTTCAAACAGTTGAATCAAGTTGAGGCCACCACCAAGGAGGTGAGCAAGAAGGCTCAAAAGCAGGCTGTGAAGAGTGCCAGCACTGGTGCTGTTCGCGGCAATTCCGATGTTCAAGGTTCCCGACGAGTTTATCGAAGGGCTGACATTCGTGAACTAATGAGGACAAACCCCCAGCGTTATGAAGACCTGCAAGATGAAATCATGCGGGCCTACGCTGAAGGGCGAGTCCGTGACTAACCTTTAAGGAGGCCGAAAATGGCTTTAGATGAAGCATGGGCTACTGGTAGCTCGGTAAACAACACTAACCACGCGACGTTTATTCCTAAGCTGTGGAGTGACGAAATCATTGCAGAGTACGAAAAGTCTCTGGTGATGAAGCCGTTGGTTAAAGCAATGAAGATGACTGGCAAGAAGGGTGACACTATCAACATCCCAATGCCTGTCCGTGGTGAGGCTAACGCCAAGGTAGCAGAGACTCAGGTAACGCTGGTTGCTGATGCCTCTGGCAACAAGCAGGTCTTGATTGACCAGCACTGGGAGTACAGCCGCTTGATTGAGGACATCACCTCAGTACAGGCTTTGTCTTCTATGCGTAAGTTTTACACGCAGGATGCTGGCTATGCCTTGGCTACCAAGGTTGACGGTGACTTGATTGCCGCCGCATTAGCTGGCTGGACTGTCACTGGTCACATGACTGACACTGGCTTGGTTGTACCGGCTGTTGCTGGCTCTGCTGGCGACTTCTCTGACCAAGGTTTCCGCGACGGTATCCAGATTCTGGATGACGCCAACGTACCTATGGACGGACGCAAGCTGGTAATCCCACCTGCGGCACGTAACCACATCATGGGCATTGACCGCTATGTATCTAGCGACTTTGTTAATGGTCGTGGCGTTGTAAACGGCAAGATTGGTGAGCTGTACGGCGTTGACGTATATGTCTCAACTAACCTGCCTGACAACGGTTCTGGCGAGAAGCCCTGCCTGTTGTTCCACACTGACGCTCTGGTAATTGCTGAGCAGTTGGGTGTGCGTACTCAGACTCAGTACAAGCAGGAATACCTCGCAGACCTGATGACTGCTGACACTTTGTACGGTTGCGATGAGTACCGTCCAGAGTCCGGAGTCATTATGTACGTTGCTAACTGATAGCTAACCACCGCCCTTCCGGGGGCGGTTTCCAACAGGATTATTGAGATGGCCTACACACAGAAACACAAGTATGGGTTCAGGGACTCACTACCAAAGGGTGACCCAGAGAAGGTCATCTATGGCGTCTACTTTGACGATGAGTTTGAGTCAATAGAGTCAGAATTAGAGGTTGTGTTTGATGCGCTTGACCCCGATGGGGATAACGCTCTCTTGCATGAAGCGCCAAAGGGCGCTGACCAGCCTTGGGCTAGGGATGGAGAAGCGCAGACATGGGTTCAGACAGTAACGCTGAGCCAATACACCAATGACATCACGAACATTGAAGGCGATATCAGCAACATTGAAGGCGAAATCAGCACTATCAATGGAAGCATCACAGATATTAAGGGCGACATTACTAATATCGAAGGCGATATCAACGACATCAAGGGCGATATCACTAACATTGAAGGCGATATCACCACCATTGAGGGCAACGTCAACAACATTATTGACGGCTCTGTGCCTATCAATGAGACAGACCCGACTGTTCCTGCCCACGTTAAGGCTATTACCAGCACTGAGATTGCTAACTGGAATACCTCTTTTGGCTGGGGCGACCACAGTACCCAAGGATATTTAAAAACCTTCTCCGAGACAGACCCTACAGTCCCGGCTCACGTTAAGAGCATTAGTCAGGCCGACATTAACAAATGGAATACTGCCGCAGGTAGCACTGGCCCTGATATGTCTGCCTACTACACCAAGACAGAATCAGATAATAAGTATCAGCCCAAGGGTTCATACGCTCCTGCTAGTCACAGTCACGGATGGGGCGAGATTACAGGTAAGCCATCGACTTATCCCCCAGCCTCTCACAGTCATGCGTGGGGCGAGATTACAAGCAAGCCATCGACCTTTCCGCCAAGCTCTCACGGCCATGCTTGGTCAGAGATTAGCGGCACACCCTCGACTTATCCGCCATCTGGACACAGCCATGCATGGGGCGACATTACAGGCAAGCCGTCTTTCTATGATGGCTCTGACGCTGTGAAACTGACGGGTAATCAGACTATCGGTGGCGCTAAGACATTTAGCTCAAACGTCACGGCCCCAGACTTTGTGGCTACATCCGACATTGCTATGAAGATGAATGTTCAGACCGCGCCTGTTGGCCTCATCGACCAGATACGGGGTGTCGAGTTTGATTGGCGCAACTCAGGTAATGCCGCGTCAGGCGTTATTGCTAACGAGATTGAGAAGGTATTGCCTCACTTGGTGCAGGAGCATCAGGGGGTCAAGCACGTTTCATATATGGGCTTAATTGCCTATCTCATTGAGGAGATTAAGGCACTAAAGAATGGCCGCTAGGGACTTACCAGCATCGGGCACTATCAAGCTCAGTGAGGTAAAGGCTGAGTTTGGTAAGGGCAACAACCTTCTCGACTATCTGGGAGAGGGTGGAGTGACGGGTAGCCCCCCGCTAAAGCTGACAGACTTCTATGGCAAGTCTGCCGTGCCCCCGCCCTTGTTTGACGCGACTACTGATTTGCCCGGATTCAAAAGGACGTATGAGTACAACGGCTATCCAGACAGGGTTACTGAATACAACACAAGCCGTAACTGGGTAGCGGGCCATAGAACGGCCGCAAGCCAATCATCAACGCTCATGCTGGCAGACCAGTTACTTGGCCCCGGCACATACATCATTTCCTATGTGGTCACGGGGGGCATGAGAAATGAGTTTGTTCAGAACGCGGAGTTTGCGGGCTTCTCTCTTCAGTGGGCATGGCGCAAGGCTAACTTTGACTCAGACAAACTGAGCGGTGTTGACCCTAACGTGTATGGCGGATACCCGCCTGTAAACGGCATGGACTTTTGTAAGTGGCCGGGCTGGAAAAGTTCGGTGCAACAAACTCAGGTTCAGGGTCTTGATGGCAGTAATTGGGTTGAGTATGGGGAATATCGTCAGGGGACGACTTATCAGCTTACTGGCAGTTTCCCTGTCACTTTGACAGACACCTATACCCAGTTCGGCATGATGACAATGAGGCCGGGAGTAAATCAGTGGATGACATTCGACACCAACGCGACACAGTTCACTATCAACCCCAGCACTAGGCAGGCAGATATTGATGCTGGCATTGAGAATGTTGAGCGCGGCATAGCCGAGACAGCGGCGGCAATAGCACAGTTTGAAGCAATGAAGGCAGAGGAAGAGTGATGAGGCTTGTTTCTTTAGCAGTATCCGCAGTTGTTTTGTCTGGTTGTGCCACCAAAGCCGGGAATGAGCGCGTAGCTCAGCATGGTGCTGACCAAATCAGGATGGTGGCAGTACAGAGAGAAGCGCAGGTTCAGAGAGAGAAGGCACAGGCGGCGGCTAATGAAAAACTATACGAAGCTCTGGCGCGTGTTGCTGAGAGCGACCCTGCTAACAATGGCCCTGCTGTCGCTGTGGCTTTGGCTGTCATCGGTGTATCTGGGGGGCAGTCCGGAGGAAGTGATACGGATAGGGTTGTGACATTGCAACAGCAACAGAATACCGCGCTCGAATGGACTAAAGCCCTTGCGCCTACTGTTGGTGGGCTGGTTACTGGATTGGGCGTGGCGGCTATTAACGCTGATGTCGCTAAGACTCAGAGCGATAACAGCAGGGCGGTGCAGGAGAGCAGTAATGAAACGAGCGCAAGAATTGTGGAGAGCGTCGCATCGGTGGGTGTCGCTAATGCTGGCCGTTTGGGAATCCAAGTTGCTGGTGACTATCTGTCGGCTACGGATAACGCTGTTATTGACCAAAGTGTTAATACGACAGAGACGAACAGCACTGTCACTACGACTACGAATACTACTGAGTCCGTTAACACGTCAACGCTTGATACGAGTACCTCCTACGACGCGACAGACGACGGATTCATAGTCAACGGTAATTACGACTACAACTATACGACTGACTCTACTGTCACCTACGGCGGTCAGGAGACGACGCTTGGTGGGATTCTTCAATATCTACAGGGCTTGGGGCAGCCATATTCACTGACGATTGACGGTGAGGTTGTGGCGCAAAGCGCAGAGGGTGAGGGCAATGCAGTCACAATATCGTGTGATGGCGTGATGTTCTCCCCCTTGCCGCCTCAGTGCACATAAGGACGGGTTATGTCAGACGCACGATATGTATGGGTAGATAACGTCGGCTACGTCAAGGTAGGCGAGGACGGTATTCCTAACGTCCAACAGCATGTCAATAATACGAATGCCGGCCTGAGAGACCCGTCAAGCACTGATATTAGGGTGGCCAACACGGGTAATCACGGCTGGTTATTTGGCGGCGACCTTATGGATAGGGCCGGCAATAACATTAACTCAGCTTATGGGGGCTTCTCTAACGAAAGCTGGGATAGATTGCACGCCGCAGGAGGTAGCGGGAACCCCCTGATTGACACGCACCCAGATGACATTGCCGCCATTCTGGAGATGTATCAAGACGAAAGCTGGAACCCCTTTTATGACCGATATTATGCATTTGGTAATACGCCGGGAGTAGAGAACAACGTAGCTGACTATCTGTACGGCCTCACAAAAGACTCGTCTGAGCTTCATAACCGCAATCAAGTAATGCAACGGTATCGGGGCTATCTGGGCAATAGCGGTACTGGTCCGGGAAATGTGGCAAACAGGCTTACTGCGCGGGACATGATGAATGCAGAGATGTCTCAGGGAATGTTTGATGCGCTGGGTTTAGGCGAGCTGGGCTATCAATATCAGACAGCTAACCAGTCTGAGAATACGCCGGCGAATACCCCGACAAATACCCCGGCAAACACGCCGGCAAACACTCCCGCAAATACGCCGGCAAATACTCCCGCAGATACTCCAGCGGCAGAAGAGCCGCCACCTCCGCCCACAACAGCACAACAGCTTAATGGCTTGTTTGGCACTGACTGGCAGAGGGGTACTAAGCGCACTGGCACATGGGGCTCAGGGCACTCTCAGGGCTTCACTAACAGCCAGTTTAGGAATCAGGCTCAATCTATGTATGAGGAGAATCCAAGCCTCTTAGGGGCGGATACAGAGAGCATGAGACAGGCTGTGATTACTGCATTGGAGAACAAGCTCCTTGGCTAACGCGCTCGCAAATCCGCTTTTGGCAGATAGCGCTGTCGGGGCCAACCCGCTGATGGCGTCTTCTGTCGACTCTCCTGATTACGGGATGTATGGCTCTGAACTGAACTGGGAGGATTCATTCGGCCCAGCGTCCAAGCACCTCGGTGTGGGCGAGGAGCAGTGGCAGTGGTTCATATCTAGCGTCAACCAAGTCAAAGAGCAGATGGCTATCTGGGAGGGCAACGGCGGCAATCCGGCTAGGGTCATGCAGAACCGCACTACACCAGACATGATGCGTGACAGAAGGGTGGCTGTGCTTAAGTCTCAGGGCTTAACTACTGAGGAGGCTTTGGCGCAGATTGAGGCTGACCCTGAGTACCAGAAGTTTGTAAAAGATTATGAGTTTTACGAGGCGATGAACAGCACGCTCAATGAGCTGTACGCCGCAGTTGGACTAGATGCCGCTGGGACTATCAGCGGTGGCACAGGCACAAGCCACGGTAACGGCTACACGGTTGACTTTAACTTTATGACCGGCGATGTGAGCCACAACAAAGGCGACGCCATACACGACTTTGGTAAGGCGGCAATCATATCTCTGGCCGGAATCGCGCTGTCAGGGCCGCTGTCTGGCGCCTTGATTAACGCAGGTATGTCAGCTACTGCCGCGAATGCGGCGTCGAGTGCCATCATAAACCTTGCTCAGCAGGCTATGCAGGGTGGGGGCGTAGACCTAAAAGACGCGTTGATTGCCGCTGGCACTAGCGTCGTTGGCGATTTCTTTATGGACAAGTTCGGCGGGCTGGTGACTGACGCCGTTGGTCAGGCTGAGGCGGGCGACCTGCTTGGTGTAGTTGACGCTTACGCCAAGTCCGGCAAGTTCAGCCAAGAAACCATCAACGAAATGTACGAGATAGCCAAGGCCGCAACAGAAACTGGCGGCAACATCTCTGACGCATTTGGCAAGATTGGCGACCTTGCGGGCGTCCTCGGTGATGGCTACGCGGGCATAGATGGCACTGAGCCTGTCTGGAATACTCATGGCGGTACTGATGACATAGGCAACCCCGTCATCAACATTCCAAACTATGATGAGTTTTATGAGGAAGAGTCTGGCGGCGGCGGCGAGCCTGAAACCGACCCTGACTCAAACCCTGAGACGGACCCTGATTCAAACCCAGAGACGGACCCTGACGGAACCCCAGATGGTGGCGGCGACCCGAATGATGACCCGCTAGGCGGCGGTGACGCTGATTGGACGTACAGAGACGGGGTGTGGACTAACGGCACGGACATTATCTACGGCCCCGGTTCTGAGGGCGACACTATGACCGACGAGGAAATGGCTGACGCATTTGAGAACGGAACGCACACCAATGCGGACGGGCTAGAGGGCGGTGGAGAGACCGACGAAGGAACGGAGGGCGAGGACGGCAGGGACGACAAGACCGAACTGCCTACCTTTAATCCAACGCCGGACACTGACAGCAACACAGATGGCGACAGCACTGACGATGATGAGACGCCTGATACTACTGTTGACACTCCAGACGTTGGCGTTGACACCCCAGACCTGACTCCTACAGACCCTAACAGAGACCCGCAACCCCCGACGCCAACGACAGATGGGACAAATCCCGATGGTACTGACCCCGACGGAACGGACCCAGATGGTACTGACCCAGACGGGACGCCAAATGATGGTGACCCTTGCGTTGACTCTCAGGGTAATTCCGGTGTCATGCAGAACGGATACTGCGTTGTTTCAGTAAACCCCGGCGGCGACCCCGGTGTTGACCCCACTGGTGACCCTACTGGTGACCCTACTGGTGACCCCACTGGTGACCCCGGTGGAGATGGAGATGGCGACGGCGACGGTGATGGAGATGGCGACGGTGATGGAGATGGCGACGGTGATGGAGATGGCGATGGCGACGGCGACGGGGATGGCCTGAACAACGGCAGTAATGGATTTATGGCTCAAGCCGCATCTGGTGACGCGCCAAGCTGGGGGCAGTTGTTTAAAGGTCAGCCCTTTAGAAGCCACACCCCTTATCAAAGCAAAGTAACCCCTAGCCTATTTAGGGATTTGATGGAGAGGAAGGCATGACCTACCTAGAGCTGGTCAATAATGTTTTAACTAGACTGCGCGAGCCAGAGATACCCTCTGTTCTCAAGTCTGAAGACGCCGTAGTCAACATTGTTAAGAACCTAGTCAATGATGCTAAGCGTCATGTTGAGATGGCTCATAGCTGGAATGCCACTCGTAATGTCTGGATGTTTAACACTGAGCTAGGTCAGCCTAGCTACATCCTTGAAGATACCTCGGGCGGGTGCAGGATTAGCAAGGTGATGGTTGATGGCAATCACATTCACCAGTGGGACTTGAAGACTCTTCTGCACAAGGCCAACAAGACGGGGCTGTCTTATAGATATGCGTTTGATGGCACTGACAATCAAGGCAATCTTTCTATTAGGCTAGACCCTGTTCCAGAGGCAGGTCACAACGTAGAGGTGCTAGGCCACAAGGTTTTGCCTGACCTAAAAGATGACGGGGATGATGTAAGGCTTCCTGCTCAGCCGGTCCTTTATTACGCCCTAGCACTGGCGGCAAGAGAAAGGGGAGAGGTTGGAGGCCAAACAGCCACGGAGCTTTTTGGCATGAGTCAGCAGTATATCTCTGACGCAATAGCTTTGGACTTTAACCTATCACCAACTGAAATGACTTGGGCGACAGTCTGATGGCGCAACCAACTAATCAGTTCACGATACGCGGCAACGGCTTTCAGGGCTTAAACACGGAGATGAGCCCTATTGGTTCAGACCCCAGCTTTGCTCTGAAGGCTGATAACTGCGTGATAGATAGGGTAGGGAGGATGACCAGCAGGGAGGCATTTAAGCTAGAAACCCCCTTGCAGGAGAACCTGCTGTCTGGTGAGAACACGGACATTACCTGTGTGTCTGCTGATTACAGCAATGACGGGTATGACATAAACCGGCCAATGCCGGTCTGCACCGTGCTGACAGGAACCTATTACGCTGATGAATCTCCTGTAAAGAGAATGGATTGGAATGGTCCTGAGCAGATAGAAACCAGAGAGCTAAATCCTAGTGAGGCACATGAGTACGACTTAGTGTTTGACTCAGGCACTACTCTGATGCCCTGCACCTATCCTGCTATCAACAAAGCTGGCCTTGAGCGCTCGCTCTACGTTCATTTTAAGGACGACCTATTCCTGTTTAGCCGAGGCAATAGCTTCCTGAAGTATCAGGGTGGTGGTGTTTGGGCTGATGTTCCTTACACGCCCCCTCAAACTGATGCTGGCAATATTGTGGACAAGATAGATGGTGACATTGCTATTAGTGCTTATGGCCGTCTATGGGTTTCTGGAGTCAATGGTGATTATCAGACTATTTACTATTCTTCTTTGCTCAGAGAAGACCAGTGGTATGACGGTCAGGCGACTCCGGATGACGACCAGAACACAGCGGGAATCATCAACGTCTCGGAATACTGGCCTGTAGAGTTTGACCAGATAGTCAACATCCATGCCCACAACGGGATGCTTATCGTATTTGGCAGGCGTTCTATTCTCGTATACGGCAATGCCAATACGGGCGACCCAGCCGGTGAGCAGGGGATATTCCTGCAAGACGGTATCTCTAATGTGGGTTTGGTAGAGCGTGATGCTGTCTGCAATATCGGTACAGACGTTATGTTCTGTGACGATACAGGCATGAGAAGTCTGGGCCGGGTTATTCAGGAGAAGTCCAACCCTATTGGCGAGCCATCTATGAACGTCAAGCGTGAGTTCATGGACATGATTAAGATGGAGCAGGACTCTGGTGCGCTGGTTCGGGGCATCAAGGTGGCGTATTTCCCCTCCAAGTCAATGGTTGTCTGCTTATTCAGAACCTATGACATTGCTTACACGTTCAGCACAGAGCGGCCATCAAGCACTGGCGGCGCTAAGGTAACCCGCTGGACTGACTGTTATTGGTCGTCAATGTACTTTGCTGAGGACGACAGTATTGGTCGTCCATATCTTGGCGGCAGGAACAATACCGGACTGCTCCAGTACAAGGGCTACTTTGGTGTTGAGCCATTCCGCATGGATTTTGAGTCTATGGCGCTGGGTGTCACGGGTAGCACCATCCAGACAGTAGTGGCCAAATCTATTATCTATCTTGTTCTCTCTCAGGCCGTGCCTGCTAGAGCTAAGGCCAAGTGGGGCTTTGGCTCCTACCTTCAGTATGAGCAGGACTTCCTGATTAAGACGAAGGGTACAACGGAGTTTGCTGTGGCGGAGTTTGGTGAGTCAGAGTTCTTGGGCGGTGAGCCGGGAATCTGGAAGAACAAGGTAAACACTATAGGGGCGGGCGAGTTTATGCGTGTCGGCCTTGAGATTGAAGTAGATGGCAGTCCGTTTGCCATACAAGAAATAGCGGTTAATTCAGCTATCGGGAGGATAGCGGCATGATGTCACTTATAGATAGGAGGACATTCTAATGGGACCGGGACCGAATGGGCTTCCAACTCAGGGACAAACCTTTGGTGGGTTCCTATCTGACTTGGGCGGATGGCTTGGTGACAATGCCAGTGGCCTAGCCTCTATAGGGAGTATCGCGGGGGCGCTTGATAACGCCTCTGACATACGAGACTTGGGGTATGGCACCCAACAGCACCTAGAGAACCTTGGGAACCAGATGAATACTGGCTCTCAGTTCCAAGGCTACGGGGTAACTAGCGGCTTAGGCAACACTACCATCAATCCTAATGGCTCAGTCAATATGAACCTAGGTATGGGTCAGCAGGCTATCTCTGATGCCAACAGGCAGAAGGGCCAGCTATTGATGGGTCAGGGCGGCGAGTCACTTCAAAGGGCTGGCAACTTTGCTGGTGCGGCGCTAGGTAATAACGGCGTTGTGGCTCAAGGTCAGGCGAACATGGCTCAGGCTGGTAATCTAGCCGGTCAGAACGGCACCAATCCACTGTTCAACCAAGCGCAGGCTGGCATGGCTGGCGGGCTTAATGGTGTTCAGGGTCAGCAAGATATGGCTTATAACGCCTCTCAGAACTTTACCAATCAGGCAATGCAGGGCACTGGTGAGCGACAGGCGGCCATCTTTGACAGCCTCATGGCCA